CATAGAGCCGCTCGTGGAACGCCTCGATGAACCACGCCTGCAGCACCATCCACTCGTCGCGCTCTTCGAGCGTGCCGCTGCGGATGCTGCTGAAGCTCACGCCCTCGAGGTCGTTGGCCAGCGAGTGGTAGGCCACGCCCAGGCCCGATGCAATGCCGCGCAGGTGCGACTTGACGAAGTCGGCGAACATGGCGTGCGGGTAGTCGGGGTCGAACGCCTCGAACGAGGCGCCGGCCGGCAGCTCGCCGAAGGTGCCGGGGTCGGCGTCGGTGAGGAGCTGGCCGCCTGCGTCCTCGTCGTCGGCCTGGCCGTCGAGGATCTCGGCGGTGCCCTCGGGCTTGGTGAAGAAGCCCATCTTGGACGCGCCGACGCGCGCGGCGACGACGGCGGCCTCTTCGTACCCGGCCAGGTTGTTGAGCCGCAGCATGGAGGCATGTGCCCACGGGATGCCGCGCACCTGCTCGGGACGGTCGCTGATGAAGCCGTGGATGATGTCGTCGGCAGCGATGACGGTGTGCGTGGCGCCCTGCTCGCCCGCCGCGGCGTAGATTTCCCCGGGGTGGCGGTTGCTCAGGTGGTAGGCGATGGGCCGGCCCCACAGGTTGAGCTCGACGCCCATGCGGATGGCGGTCTGGCCGGCGGCGCCGGGGCGGTTAAGCCGCGTGTCCAGCCGGTCGATGTCGAGCACCTGCAGCGACAGCCCGTAGGCGTTGCCGGCACTGGCGCCGCGCACGATGCGCACCAGAAACTCTCCATCCCGCGCGGCGGCCTTGATCAGCAGGTGTTCGAGGTCGCGCAGGCTCATGCGGCCGGTGGCGTCGCACACGCCGCGCGCGCACCAGCGCTGCCAGGCGCGCTCGACGGCCTTGTTGGCTGCGTCGTCGGGCTTGCCGTCCACGTCGTAGATGCGGGCCTGGTGGCCGATGCCGTTGGGCCCGACGATGTTGGTGGCTACCAGCGACAGGAATTTCTTGATGTAGTCGTTGTCGCGGGCGAGCTGGCGGCTGCGGGCGCGCAGGTTGTCGATGCCGCTCTGGATCTCGGCGTTGGCGCTGAGGTTGGAGGTCGTCCAGCCCTCGGTCAGGCGGTTCACGGCCGCGGCGGCGTAGTTGCGGCGCTGCCCGCCAGAGACAAGGCGCAGCGGCGGCGCCGCCGTGAGGCCGGCGCGCTTGACGCCGCCCGGGCGCTGCTGCAGCCAGCGCGACAGCACCACGCTGCCGGGCTGGCGGATGCGCGTCATGTCGAGCCCGGGGCGGGCGAGCACGGCGACGGATTGGCTGGCGCTCATAGGCCGCGGAACCTGACGAGGAGTTTGTTCTTCGAGGCCAGGCCGTTGGCCAGGCGCTCGGCGTTGACTTCGCGCGCCACCTCGGCCTGCAGCCGCGAGCGCCAGGCCATGAACTCGCCCGGGGTCTGGAACTTCTGGCGACGGCCGGCGATCTCGATCTCGGCCAGGTACGCCTTGGACCCGTAGGCGGCGAGCGCCGCATCCGCCGCGTCGAGCGCCGTGCGCGCCGGGCTGCGGGTGTCTGCCGTGCTGGCGACGGCCAGGTTGGCCAGCACCTCGACGGTGCCGGTGTCCACCGTGTACCGCTCGGCCGCCTTGGCGACCGTGGCCACCCAGGTGTAGGTGCCGGCGGTGTAGCTGGCGGTCGTGGCCGCGGCCACGCTCACGGCAAAAGCGTCGCCGCTCGCCGCGGCGGCAATGGTGATCGCGCCGGCGGCGTTGACGAGCTTGTAGGTCAGCGTCCAGCTGTCGCTGGCGGGGTAGTCGGCCGTCAGATCCTCGCGCCGCCAGGCCAGGGTGTCACCGGCGCGAATGGTGGCGGGCTCGGTGGTCGCAATCGAGGCGGTCATGCCGCCGAGGGTGCGCGATCGGGCGGCGGCGGATCAGGGGGAAAGTGGCACGGGCAGGGTGTTAGCGGACAGGGTGTCCGTCAACACACGTTAGGCCTCAGGTCATCCACTCGGAGCCGGGTGCACGGCGAAGATCGACGCGCACCGCGCGCGCGAGCATCTGCCTGTCGCTGCTGACGCGCGTCACGTCGATGCTCTCGATTGATAGGCCGTCCACGTAGCAGCCGGTACGCTTCTCAAGATCTGCCAGCAGGAATGCGATCTGCCGTTGCACCCCGTCGACCAGTTCTTTCCGTTCGTTGTCGTCCATCGTTATATCTCCGTTGTGGCAGGCCTAACTGTCGGTCGAGCGGACCTCCTGCGGCGTTCCGCTCTTACGCGTCATCTACCCTGCTGCCGCCGCAGCAGTCCGCTCACCTCGGCGTAGCCCTATGCGGCGGGCGTGAAGCCCAGTTCCTCGTGGTTTGAGTAGCCGCCCAAGTACAACGTCCCGTAGCTCACCTCCATCAACAGCCCCTTGGCCAGCAGCGATGCCGTGTAACTCGTCTGCTGAAATTTGTATGGAGCGCGCTGCTCAGGGTGCGCGTCCAAGTGCGCGGCCAACTCCTCAAACGGGTCAAAGTCGCGCAACACGACAAAGAACCCGTGCACGCTGTAGTCGCTGCATTCGCCGCTGTCCAAGCACAACAGTTTCCCGGCTATGGCAATCTTCGGCTCGCTCATATTCGTTTGCTCCGGTAAAGGCTGCGGCGCCGTGTCGGGCCGCATACCTCAAACGCTACGCCTGCTTGACCTTCCACGGCTTGGCGAGGTGCCTGAAGCCGCTGCGGCGCGACAGGCCGGCCTGGGCGAAGGCTTCTTCGAGCGTGGCGCCGGCCTGCAGCTGCTGCCCGAGGCGAACGGTCTTGCGGGCGCTGTGCTCGAATTTGCGCAGGTAGTGCCGCTCGGTGCCGCCCCACTGCTGGCGCAGTTCGCGCTCGAGCTTGGGGGCGAGGTCTGCCGCGACGGCCGGGGCGTGGGCGGCCAGGCGGGCGATGAAGTCGTCGATGAGGTCTCGGGCCATGTGCAGCGTCACCACTTCTTGACGAAGCCCGACCGGCCGCGGCGCAGCGGCGGGGCGGGCTTGCTGCCCTGCCGCGGCGGCGGCTCGGGCAAGGTTGGCGGCGACGGCTGGCTGGCTGGCTGGGCGGGCGGCTCTTGGGCCGGCTGCTCCGGTGCGTCTGGCGCCTGGCTCGTGGGGGTGCTGTCTTCAGGCGCGACGGCATGGATTGTCGCACCCTGCGTGTCAAGTGGCAAGGGGGTTTGCGGTGCGCCGGTTTCGGGGTCTAGCAGCGCGGTCTGGCGCAGCCGCCAGTCAAGGCGTTGCCAGTCGGCCTCGCGGTAGCGGGGCACGCCGACGTAGTGCGCGGCGGCCTCGGCGTACACGGCGCAGTCCAGCGCCTCGTTGCGCTTGCTGGCGGGCTTGACCCATTCGAGCCGCGGCCGGCCCTTGAAGTAGCGCGGCACCAGGCGCTCGGCGGTGAGCTGCTCGTACACGTAGCCGGGCGTCGCCTTGCTGGTGTGCACGTAGCCGGGCCCGGGGTTCGGGTTGCGCAGCAGGCCGTAGATCACGCCCTTGGCGGTGTCGGTGCCCACCATCCACAGGCGCGCGCCCTTCAAGCGCTGGCCTTTGTGGTTGATGTCGATGTCTGTGGGCTTGCCCAGGATGGGCCGCGCGGCCTGGCTGGAGCCCTTGACGGCGAGCACATGCTCGGTTGCCCAGCGGCGGGCGTACAGGTACACCTGCTGCGCATGGTGGCCGCCGCTGTCGACGGCGCAGGCGCGGGCGCGAATGTTGGCGCCGCCGGCGTGGCGCAGCGGGGTGTGCCGCCACTCGGTGAGCAGCGCCCATGGCGAGCCGGGCTGCTGCTCGGGGATCGACGGATCGCCATAGAGCACGACGTGGTCGACGAGCCAGCGCTCGTTGCCGCGACCATAGCCCCAGCGGTAGGCCTCGATGCGGTCGCCCTGCACGTCGCAGCCTTCGAGGGTGAGGAGCACGCCCCATGGGCAGGTGCGCAGGGGCCAGTCTTCAGCGCGCTTTTGCAGCTCGTGCGTGGCTACGAAGTCGCCGCGCACCTCGTAGGTCTCGGCCAGGCGGGTGTTGACGAAGACGCGCAGCAGCGTGTCGTCGCCGCCGGCGCGCATGGCGGCGACGGCGGTGGACCATTCGGCGACGATCTTGGCCC